TGTTTTCCGAATGTTCTTGCTTCAAGAAAGCTTGATACTTTTACAAAGCCAATCTCATTTAAGAATTCGTCTTTCAGCGTAGGAGTTTCAAGAACTTCAGTTAAGTCTTTACCGTTTCTCTTACCAGTGCGAAGCATTTCAAGAGTGCTGGGCTTAAAGATTCGTGCGCACTGACCCATAGGAGGAACTCCATCGAGAATAGGATATATTTGTTTGGCTTTGGCCTCTAACTCAATCATATTCTTGCCATTTACATTGCTTAGTTTAGTGTCTTTTACTGCTTGTTTGATATTTTTGAACATCTTATTGATGAAATAGATCTGAGCGTCTACAAACGTATTTGTCTTGTCGCGAAGATCAGCATAAGCCCTGGCTTGGGGATCTTGATCATCTACAGCACCTGGATATAAAATAACATCGTTTGCTGCATTACCTAAAACATTTTGAATAAACTCTTTTAGCACTACCTTTGTGATGTCACGACCGATTGCTCTTGAACGCTGCTCGCTTTCTGGAGCTCGTGTTGCTGAACCGAGAATTCGTTCAAAGTAATTTAGAAATCGAGAAGCATTTCGGATTAAGGTTGTGGAGTCCATCTTTGCAATTTCATAATATACATCTGCAGCTGCTACAATCTTGGGTTTTAAAGCATAAGATTTTAGTGTCATAATAGACTGCGGATATCCGCGTGTTGTGCCAAGTCTCCACGTCCATTCATCAAGTATTTTTCCGTTGTTCACTGCATTTCGTGTAATATCATTTACTTCAACAACAAATGCCCTAAAGTCAGATCCTGCAGTTGTAATCGAATCTTGAGGAGCTGCGGTTAGTGCTGCTCTTGCGAGGTCAAATTCTGCCTTGGCATTTTTCCATAAAACTGTTAAGCTATCAAGTTGTCCCTTGTATTGTTTCTGTGATTCTTGCCCTTCAAGAGGAAGCCACGTATCGGAATAGAATTGTTTTAACCTTCTTTCTGCATCTAATCTTGCTTTATCTGCCTTTGCAAATCGTGCAGTTCGAATTTCCCAGTCAGCAGGAGGAGGTTCCTTTTTGACATTTTCATTTAATACAGCTTTTAGGCGACCAAGCAAAACAGCACGTTTCTGGATTAGTTCCTTTACCAGCTTTTCTTGTTCATCTTGTTTTGTGCGAAGTTCAGTAAGTTGAACACCATACTTATTCTTCTTACGTTCTGCCTCTGCTTTATCGTCATTTGCGGCAACCTGTAGAGCAGTTGCTTCTGAAAACTTTTTGGTCCATGCTTCTATTTCAGCATCAGTAGCAGCTTTACCTTGCGTCATACTATCTTTCTCTGCTTGAAGTCTTTTTCTTTCATCAGATCCTGCTGGAGCTCTGTCAATTTGTGCTTGTAACTCTTTAACTGCTGGATCTTTGTTACCTTTTTGCTGACCCTGGTTTCCAAGCTTCTTTTGATAGATGCTAGCTGTTGTCTCTGCTTGTTTAGACTTAGAAAGTTCGGCAATAAATTTAGTTCTTTCTACGGTATACAAGCCATTTATCCGAGCAATCTTATCATTTAAGTTGTATACCTCAAAATTAGCATTTTCTATTTGCCTTTCTAGGGTCATTAGATCATTCTTAAGCTGCCCTGGATTTTCTTTAATACCAAGCACACTTGAAACAGTTGCACCAGGAACTTCAGGAGCATTAACATTGCTGGAAATTTTACCCCATGGAGGACGACCAATAGCACCACCTGCCATATCTGCTACAGGTTCTTCAATGGGAAGAGAAGGAGCAGTTGCTGTATGTTCTGGAGCTGGGGCTGCAGCGGCTTCTTGACGTCTTAACTCACTTAATGCTCCTAAGCTATACTGAGAGTCTTGTGCCAATCCTGCATCTGGATAAAAAGTGGAAGCCACTGGAGCGGCAGCAGGCACTGGAGGAGGCAAACTAGGCCTAGGAGGAACATATGGAACTTGAGGTGGCAAAGTAGGCTCGGGTTCTGGTGGAGCATTTTCCATATTTCCTGCTAGAGTTGCAGCGCCAGCTAAGGCAGCGCTTCCTGCTATTAATGCTAGTGCAGTTAATGTTGCCATGCTAACTTGTTGTATATAATAAGAGATGTTTCATTTGGTAGAAGATACTTACTCTCGTGTGGAAGGTAACTTAATTAAGTCGGGACAGATAAGAGACTCTTGGTATTCTATGCTGTTTAATATTGTAGTTCTGATTGTAGTCGTTGGACTATTTGTAATGTTTTTATACTCAAATCATGGAATTCATCAGAAGAAAGAAAGCATAGAATTTAAACCCCAACCATGGTTAAATGCAGTCCGAAATGTCCCAGGAACCGACTATGGCCAAATTCCTCAAACTGAAATTAGAGGTGGTATATCGGGGATTGTCAATAGAGGAAGCGCGGCAACGTTTTGAGGAGTTAAAGCAAGAACCAACTCCCGTGGTAAAACAAACAAGAAAGAAGAAATGAGGACAGCTACTGCTTACATTTCTAAGTTGAAAGCTGAAAATCTAGCACGCACTTTTAAAGTTCAAGATACAAATCACCGTTTGTTTACTTCAACTTTGTATCGCGGAGCAGCTGGATGTGGTCCTGTAGATTTTACACAGATAGAGTATGTTGAACCATGTCTCTGCGAATACATTGGCACTGCGCCAAAAGCTCCCATTGTGCTGAGAAGACCCCGCATTAGTATCTATGATGGAGGAATCCCTTCAAATTCTGGACCTGTTCTAGATGGAGGTTCTGTGACGAGCAGTGGCATAATACTAAATGGAGGAAACCCTTAACTATAATATAATGGACTTTATCCCGTGTTTGCTTGCAGGTATATTAACTGGATTCTTTGTTGTATCAATTTTTAAGCCTCCCACACGCCAAGTTCCAGCTATTCCTACACCAGGTGATTCAGGATCTTTTACAACTAAGAGTGGCTGTGTTAAGATCAAAGCAGAACCTGTGCCTTGTTCCTCATCGGCTGTTTCTCTAAATGTACTTGTAAATGATCGATAAACTTCTAAAACGCAAAGAAACAGCTGGTTTATTTGCTTTTATTATTGGCTTTGGTCTCGTAGTTATGTTGCTTCATCATCCAATTAAGAGTGAACGTCTACTAGCTCTTTCGCCAGATAAGTTCGAGGGCAAAGAAGTTAAAGCCGATGGGAAATGTTATAAATATCGCGTGGAGGATGCTTCGTGTGAAATCACTTCCTCTAAATAAACATGGACTCGACAGATCTTTCCGAACTTCTTGGTGGACAACCCGTTCAATCTCCTGCGTTTCAGCCAATGGTTACTGGTGGTGGTGACCCTTTTAGCACTCCATTAAATACTACACCTCAGAAACCTAATGCTCCAGATTACTCTCGTCAGTTTTCAGTTCTTCGTGGATCTGTGCGGGGATTTTTGGGTTACTTAGCATTCTTTCTAGCAGCAGCTATCATGTCTCTTGCAACTACTCGAGAGATGGCTCTTCGTTATGTTCCCAACGCATATAAGGATGGCGGCGTAGTTTCTTACACTGGTGCAGCTGTTCTTGGAGCAGCATCCATGGTGATAGCATATGTAATCAATACAGTGTTTCATACCCTAGTATAAAATGGATTATAACAAATCCAGAATTGGTTAAGCAAAAAAATGCCAGCGGTTCAGGCACATGGTATCATATGGCAAAACGAAATACTTCTGAAGAGTTATGGTCTTACAGAGGAAGATCTTAAAAATATTTCTTACACAAGTGAATTAGACTTACCAGGCAACTTGAATAAAGTGGGGAATTTTGGAGTATCTGTGAAAACCACTAAGAATGCGAACACAGTGTGTATGGGTGATGTTTTGCGTGTATTTGACTTAGTAAGTAGTGGCAATATTGTTCATATGACTGTAATTCAATATAAACAGCATGGAAACACAAAAAAACTTGTCAAGATAATCGAAGTTGATATTACTGATTCGGCTGAACTTTTATTCGGATCAGTAACACGTAACCAGATTGCAGAGTTAGACCGACTTATAAAGACAATACCACAAAAAAGAAAGCCAACTGCAGATGAACACAAAAAGATGTATTCCGTAAAGAAATCACTGGTAACTGGTAGCATTCAGTTGAATATTAAATGTAATAGCCAGCAAAGCAGACTTCAGTGTTCATTTAATAAATTTCAAGCATTCATGGAGAATAACCCTACTCGGATTGTTGAAAAAAGTGAGACAAACCAATTTCGTGGTAACACAATTATTGCAGAGATAGAATCTCCACCGAGAACTTTCAAGAAGAAAGTATCTGATTCATAACTTTGTTGGCTTCTGTTTTGGATAGGCTACGAGGACCAACTGTATTGCTTGGGAAAACATGTTCGTTCATTTTTTTAATGATCTCTGGAATCAACGGAATAAACTCCTGATCTAATTTCCAAAAGTAATGGCATTGTGGGTTCAGTTGTCCTGGTAAATAGCACTTGCCTGCTAGTCCTCCAACTCTTCTAAATGCAATATCATAGTTCTCTTTGACATATTTGAAACCAATAGGCTCTACTTTTGATTCAAGAATCCTGGGAATATCTTGCTTTACCCAAATCTGGAAAACACATGGAACATCATATGCAACACCATTTAATTCAAAGGAATTCTTATCAAGTTCAATGGTTGTTTTACAGTGAAATAGCATGTTGAAAGCATTTGTCATGCTTGCTTTTAGAAATGAACGTGGCAATATGAATGCTATAACATCTGCAAATTCACATCCACGTTTAATAAACTTCTTCGCCAGTGAAGACTGACGACCAAATGGAGGATTACCAAATAGTATGCATGGCTTATCTGAATCATATTCCCATTTCATGAAATCAGCTTGTGTAATATTATTTGATTTGGGGTCTATATCAATCCCTTGCTTATCAAATCCAGATGGAATGTTATCAAGAAATGATCCATTGCCTGCCGAAGGCTCAATCCACTTAAACTTATAGGCATCTGGTATATTTGAAATAATAGTATCAACACATAACTTTGATACTGAAGACTTGGTATAGAATTGGTCTTTAGTGTTTCTGTTCTTTCCAGTATCTTGCATTTACCTTGTGTTTTAACTGAAATAAAGTATTTCCGTTTTAAAGTAATGGATCCAGAAATAAGACGATCCCTAAATTATAGTTCGAGAGGATATCTTGTAGACCCCCCAGCTCTGTTTCACCCACACATCTTGGTTGGAGCTGGTGAGATGTTAACCCCTGCTTTTGTTAAAAAGTATGAGATTACTCATGTAATCAATTGTGCCAGAGAATCCGATTCTCCTTCCTGGTTCAAAGAAAAATACCCTAACAATTATTATTGCGTAAATGCCCAAGATTCTCTACACGTCGATATTACGAAATGGTATCCTGAATTTAAGGAGAAGCTGAAGAGTTTCCAGCAAGATGTATCATCAAAACAGGTTTTTATTCACTGTCAATGTGGAATTAATCGAAGTGCATTTTTATCTCTGATGTATGTTTGTGATGTTTTTAAGTTTCCATTCGCAAAGACTGAGATATCAGTTCTTAAACAGAGGCCATGCATGATGACAAACACTTCTTTTCGGCAACAGGTTTTCAATGCTTTAATTAAAGATGGCCAGCACTGATCAAAATCCTATATGGGACCAAGTTGCCGCGGGGCCCTCAAGTGTGGGTGATTCTATCATGGGGCCGAGCTATAGTTATGCCGAAAATATCAAGGGGCCAGCAGCATTGGGTGTTGGCTCAAGGGGAACAATTAGTCAGCTTGGCACAAATACTGGAGCGATCTTTCAGTATGTGAAATACATGATTTCAGGTCCACCATTAGGTAATCAATATTTCGTAAATACTGGCGGGTCTTGTATTGCATCTGATAAGTCTACGCAAGCAAGATACAGTTACATTAATAATGTCTCAAGCGGTGCTGGAGTTCTTCCAGAAGCAATGAAAAATGACTTGGGTAGTGTCGCATCAAATTTTGATGGGTTATTACCAGGTATGCTTGAAGATGTTGAAGGCTTAAATCCTGTTCATCTATTCAGTTCTTTGGCTGCTGATTCGACCCCATCATGTGAATGTTACACCTGTCCCACAAGTGGTGGAGAGGAATCCAGATTTATGAACAAGGATTTAAGCCCCGATTTTGTAACTTCTGCCTGCAAGGTAGATGACATCTCTAAGTGTATTAAAACTAAGGAAGGCTTCCAAGACATGTCAGGATCAGCTTATCCTATATTGATCGGTATAGGACTTTTAGCTATTTTAATAGCATACAAGTAGAATATCAAATGTCGGACAGTATGTTTCGTATAAAAAAGGGTAGGGAAGCAAAGCAAGAAACTTTGGGTGGAACTCTGGATTCTGTTCATCAAACAGTTATCAATTCTTTGCGTGAATCCCAGGCTAATCAGACATCTTTAGTTGACCAAATTAAAGACTTAGAAACTGAGATAAATGAATTAGAAACAGCGGATGTTTTTAAGTTAGCTACAAAGCATGATAAGTTGCGCACACTTCAGTCTGAACTAAAAGAAAAAAACCAGCTAGATTCATATTTCTTGAAGAATGCTGACTTGATGTTGCAATATTATGGTCAATCTGAATCATCATCTATAATTACTGCTAAGCACGTTGATAACAATACTTTTATGAAATATTTGGCTCCTACAGCTCCCATTGAGACAGGGCCATCTCGTAAGCAGATGTTTGATGAGTATATTTCCAGGATGAAGTTGGGAACTGGAACTGAATCTAATGATGTTAATACTGATACCGAACATTGTAATAGGTGTAATGTTGCTCGTGAAGAAGTTGCTGCTGAAGGAATTCTTGCATGTCCAATGTGTGGATCGGAAGAGTATATGATGGTTGTTTCTGATTTTCCATCTTTTAGAGATCCTCCTAAAGAAAGAAATAATTATGCGTATAAAAAGATTAATCATCTGAATGAGATCCTGAATCAATTCCAAGCAAAGGAAAGCACGATTATACCAGATGAAGTTATGAATGAAGTTGTATGCGAAATCAAGAAACGACGCATACAAAATGTTGCTGAACTATGTGAAAAAGATATACGAGAGATTTTAAAGAAGCTAAACAGATCAAAGTATTATGAACATGCAGCTCATATCGTATCAAGACTCAACGGAAATCCCCCACCCACTATTACACCGGAGATCGAAGAAAAAATTAGAGCGATGTTCCAGGATATTCAGGCCCCTTTTCTCTTGTATTGCCCGAATGACCGAACTAATTTCCTATCCTATTCGTATATCCTATACAAGTTTTTCGAGTTGCTTGAATTGGATGAGTACAAAGTGTATTTTCCTTTATTGAAATCCAGAGACAGACTAATTAGTCACGATCAAATCTGGAAACAAATTTGTGAATATCTGCGTTGGGAGTATATTGTTAGTGTTTAAAAATTCTCCGTTAGGAGTATTGCGTTAGTGTTTAGTAGACTTTCCAAAAGGCGTCGTCTGTGATAAAGTCCTTGAAGTCTGCTGGCCAGCCGTACTTTTTCAAGTTCTGGTCTGCTTCTGCAATTGCCATTTTCTTTATGGCCTCTGCTTTTTCAAGCGCCTCCCGCTTTTCAACAATTTTTCTAGGGTCAAACCTGTCAATGTAGTCCGCAGACCTCCTCAACAAAGAAGAGTCATCATAAAACTTACCAAGACCAGTATTACAACCAATGCATAGGTACTTGCGAGTCGTGCCAGTATAATGGCAATGGTCTAGATGTGCTGTATACTTGAAGACCTCACGACAGATAGGACACTTGTCCCTACCAACAATGGGTCTTGGCCCCGCCTCATGGCGGTTTTCTGCCCTCAAACTGGGAAATATCTTTATTCGTGATTTGTTTGAAACTGTAGTATGCACCATTTTACTCCTAAGTAAAAAAGAACGGTAAAATTCCGTTTTCAGAACTCAAAGATTTTTATTTTTAAGAAGTTCTTTAATTTCGTAAAGAAGACATTTTATTTCCATAAATTCTGACCTAGTGATTGGTTGGTCGTTATTTTTTTCTTCTGTAAAGTGTTCCTTTTTTCTCCCCTTTTTATCAACAATCTCCTGTAAATGTGCTCTGGCAATTGTTGTAACTTCTTGTATTTTTTCATAAGGCACTTGTTGTGTAAACATTTCAAATGCAATTTGTTTTAGTCTCGAATTGATAGACCCAGTAGTTCTTTGTAATTCGATTGAAATATTATCCGGAGTTTTTCCTTCCGAAATTTTAGATAAAACCAAATTTTCTTCTGCCTTT